GTGCCAGTGTCGCTGAACAGCGCATCGGACAGATGGCAATAGTGGACGTAGGACCCCGCGTAGGGTCCGGCGTCAAGTCTCCACCACTGGTGCAGGCCAAACCCGGTCAGATCCACGATGTGAGCCATGAGTGTCTGATCGGTGATCGCGACCACGGGCGCACCGCAGTCGGCATTGCCACCTCCGCCGCTATTGAAGTCGATGCCTGGGTGGAAGCACGCAGCCCCGTTATCGTCGAGGTACCCCCATCCACCCATCGTCGGGTTGTGTTCGGTTGCGTCAATCTGGGGAAACACGCTCATCATCCTCCTTGGACCACAGATCCCATTCGTTCGATACGTACGCGTCACGGTTGCGCTCGGTGTGCGCCAGCCGGTACAGGCCGGGTTCTGACCTGACATACGCGTGCACCGGGCATCCGCATGACTGCACCGCCATCGTGGACGTCGCAAACGCGCGCCCGTTCGGGCAATTCCTGCGTGCAATCGCCATCAGTTCATGCAAGCCGGACTCGCTGCCCCCGGCCTTGATCCACGTTTCAGCGATGGTAGCCACGGCCTGCCTCGATGGTGTGCCCGATCATCGCGATCACAGTCCACATGAGAATCGCCCCGATGCAGATGCGGATCACGGTAGCGGCTCCATCGGTGGTGCCGTCCACACGCCGTCCACGAGCGTCCAGTCGGGCGGTACGAACACGTCGGCTACCGGGTCGTAGGTGTACCCGATACCGGCATAGGTGCCCCGTATCCGCCCGGAATATGACGTTTGCACCCACGTCCCGCCGACAAGATCGCGCAGGAATGTCGCCCCGAGCGCCTCGTCCTCGCTTCCGTCCGGCGTCGCGTGCGTCACTTCGTTGGCAACTTTGACCACACGCACGACCATTTTGTTTCCATCAATCTCTGCGTAATAGGCCATCATGCGCCCCTTGCAATTGCCACGATGACAACCCCGCTACCGCCCTTGCCGGATGTAGTTCCGCCCGACCGGTTACCACCGCCTCCACCACCAAGCCCGTCTGAACCATCAGTTGCAACCGTTCCCGTTGGATTCTGATCGCCGCCATTACCGCCACCGCCCGCACCACCGATACCTCGGGTCTGGCCGGTCGTATTGGCGCATCCGCCTCCGCCACCTCCATACGTGACGCCGTTGATCCAAGCGACGCCTGCACCACCATTTCCGCCCGAGGTTCCCGCAGCGGCTGCCCCGACCGATGACGCGCCACCACCGCCACCGCCCGCAGTGTTTGTCGTTGATCCGACACCGCCCGCAAATCCAAGCCCGCTAATTCCCGTGCCAGCGGTGTTTGAAAACGCAGACCCACTTGATGTTCCGCCGCCTCCCGACCCACCATTCTTCCCGGCGTTGTTGAAATAGGCGCCACCGCCACCGCCAGCCGAGACGCTAACCGCCGGTCCTAGCGTCGTTGCAGTTCCGTTGTTAGATGCGCCTCCGGTAATTGACGCACCACCAGCCCCAATCGTGATCGCCATGCTTGTGGTTTGTATCGTCACCGCAGTCGACAAAACTCCTCCGGCACCACCCCCGCCGCCGACTTCCGCAGCGCCACCACCGCCACCACCGACAATCAAAGCCAATGCACTGACGGTACGGGAAGCGTAGATGCTTCCAGCGCCGGCGAACGTGTACGTGTCATACGTCGAGCCTTGATACGTAAGCGTGGCAATTGTCGGACTGCCCGTCGTAGTTATCGTCAGCGCGCCACCGCCAGCGGACGTCGAACGCGCTAGACTGCGCCACTTCGCCCCGGTAATGTTCGATCCACCCGCCGTCGTTACACTCACGGCCCGGTCAACCCGTACGCGGTGATGTGGACGGCCGCATTGCTGGAATGCGCCACGAGGTAGCGATTGGTCGGATCGAGGCACACGCCGTCGCCGAGCATGACGCTGTCGTTGCCTGCAATCGTGGCACCGGACACGATGTACGCGCCATGCGTGCCAGTCACTGCCGACGTGCTGACGTTGTACGTGTACGACGTCGCGGACGTGTTGGCGATGACGATCCGCGACACGACGGTATACGTCGATGCGGTCGCGCCGTTATCGTGGATGTTCGTTGCGCTCGTCGCCACCGTGGTGCCGAGACGCTTGATCACTTCGGCCATGTCAGGCTCCCATCAGCAAAAAGGTGCGTGCGAAGCCCCCGCCCAGCGAGGACTCGGACCCGGTCGAGTCGATCTTGACTACGCTCCCGTCCGTCTTTGCGTACAAGGTGACCGTGCCGCCGGCCGATGCGCCTGGTGACGCGATCTGCGTCAACGTGATCGCGTTCTCGATTGCCACCGGACCGTCAAGTCCCTTGAGGTATCGCAGGTCGTTGACGATCTCGTTCCAGTTGCTTGCGGTCACGATGTAGCCGGTGCTTCGCGTCGTCGGTGTTGCCCATGCCATGATCCATTATCCCCTAATACGCAAGCCGCGTGGATGTGTCGAGCGCCGAAACGTCAAGCGCCCAGAACCCGGACGCGTCAGCCGGTGACAATTGCCACCGGACGGTATGGAGTGTGCCACCGTTCGAGATGCTATGTTCAATGCGCTCGATGTGGAATGCGGCGTTGATGCCGGTACGCGCCCCGGCGTCCGTGATCGTCACGCGGTCGGACAGGTCCCGCGCCAGCGCCTGCGTCATCAGCGTCGCTGACGCATTGCCGACGATGCCGATCACCGGCCTGTCCTGTTCATCCTTTTTGGTTGACAGCGTCCACGATGCGCGATCCGCTGCCGTCGATGCGTCGAGGAACCCGGCGTTGATGGCGAGACGGCGCGGACCTTTCGCCGCCTGCGATGTCGCGTCCGTTGCGGTGACGCTGCCAGTGGCATGCGTCACCTTGACCTCATTCGCGATGTCCCGCACCGGCCGCTCGGCCGCGACATCCACGAGTGCGTCCGTGTCGGTGAACGTCCCCTGGCTGACCGTGTACGGCGCCTTCAGTCGGCTGTGCCGGTCCTGGAAGACGACCTTGCCCGCGCCGGACATGTAAACCAATCCGGCCTCGTTGTCGATGCCGATGCCTTGGATCTGTGACAGCACCGATTGATCCGTGTACGACGGCGTGATCGTGGATTGACCTGTCGCAAGGTCGCGCAATCCGCCAGGCCACGATGCACTATCAAGCGCTACGCCGATGCTGGTGCCCGTCGGCACGAGCGTGTACGTCGGCGTCGTCACCGCAAGGTCCAGCCACGCGAAGCCGTCGGCGAGGTCGAGCGTGCACGTCCGGACGTTCGGCGTTGGCACCGGCGTGATTGATTGGATGTACCCGTAGTAGAGGTCGTACGTCACCGCCGAGTACGTGCCCCTGATCCTGACCGCCCGCATTGTAGCCACGTTGCCGTACAACGGTGACAGCGTGTAACCCGGACTGAACCGCCCGTCCTCGTTGATCAGCGTGACCCGCGCCGTCCCGGTCTGGACCTGCGAGAGCACATCATCGCGCCCACGCGTGATCGCAACCGACTGCACGTACGACGTGATGTCAGTGAACGTTGACGGGTTTGCCCCGTCCGCGGTCGCGAGTTCGACGGTGTACGTTGCGGTGACCATCAAGCGAACCCAAGGTTCGAACCGACGAGGTTCTGGCGCTTGAGGTACGACCACGTCGTGCGCGCGATGACCTGTCCGTCGAGTTGGATGATGACTGGTCGCCCGTCATCGGATGCGGCTGCACCCGCTCCAGGCATTCCACTCGATGCGGCAATGGGTCCGCCATTGCCGGGTGTTGCTATTCGAGGCACGTCCACAAGATTGGCAACTGCATTGCTGACTGCCGGTCGTGATCGGTCAACACCAAGCGTCATGCCATCACCGATGGCGCGTCCGACAATCTCGAACTCCGTCGACGGCGAATGCACGCCAAGTGCAGCCTTGGCAGCGTTCAAAGCATCGTTTGCGGCGTTGCGCACCATGTCGCGCAATCCGCTCATTGCGTTGGACACACCGTTTTTGATGCCGTCAATGATTGCAGTGCCCACACTGGTGGCTGCTGCCATGAACGAGGCAGGCAAGCCTCTCACGAACTCCATGACGGTGTTGAAACTCGTTGTGATCCACTCAACGGCAGAGGTGACCGCGGTCTTCAACATGTCCCACGCGCCGTTCACCGCGTTGCGAAATGTCTCGTTTGTTTCGTAGGCGTACACCAGTGCGGCTGCCAACGCCACCAACGCCAAAACGACGATGCCAATCGGATTCATCGTCAGCACGAAATTGAGCGCCGTCTGTGCGGCGGTCATCGCAATCGTGGCGCCTTCCATTATTGCGGTGTACGTTGCAGCCAAGGTGACTGCAACCTGATACGCGACAAATGCCGCTGTCGCCCCAACAATGACTGCCTTGAGGATTTCCGAAGCCGCTGAACCTGAATCAAAAAAAGCCTGCACCTCCTGAATGGCAGTGCTGATTGCCTTGATGGCGTCGACAAAAGTGTGGAAAATGGCCTTGGCAGTCGGGCCAAACACCTCGCCGATGCGGATTTCCAAGGCGGTAATGATTGCCTCGAAGGTTGACAATCCGTGCTCGGTGCTGATGTTTTGCACCATGACGATAAAACCGGTTACCGACTTGATTGCTTCTGCAACCGATCCACCAACAATGGATGCAAGGCTCGTAAAACCTTCCTGGTTGTTTCCAACGACACCGGCAAGCACGTCAAGCGAGGAAGACAATTGATCGAAAATCGGTTGTGCCGCGTTCAGGCGAATGCTATCGAGCGTGTCATTGAATGTCGACCAACGACCACCAAGCGTGTTTGCCATACCGGCCACGAGGCTGGCGTCAACGCCCATCTCGGCCATGGCGATACGCACGGCCTCAAGCGCCGGCACGCCTTCTTCCTTGAGTGCCTTGAGTCGCTCGCGTGGCAGATTGAACCGTTCCACGATGGACGTGAAATCGCCAGAAAGTGCCTCACGCAGGCTGAATGCCGCACCGGTCAAACCTTCGGACGGATTGAGTGCTGCAAGCACTTCCGCCTGCTTGATCACGTCCATCAATCCGACGCCAGCGGCTTTGGACGCTGGTAAAAGCGCCGCGGTGGCGTCAGCCATTTCCTTGAAAGCGAACGGCGTCTGGTTGGCTTCAGTTCGCACTTGGGCCAGAATGTCATCAGCCGCGGCTGCCGAACCCGCGAACGCCACCATCTTGGTGCGCGTGTCCTCAAGTTCCTTGGCTAGGCCAAAACCGAACGCGTTCGCAAGTCCAACGGCACCTTCGCCGATAGCACTTGCGCCTTGCGCCGCCAGGCCGATGCCGGACAACGCGGACCCGATGCCCTTTATGGCTGCCATCGGCGCGGACAACGCACCAGACAAACCGCCAAGACCTTTGTGCAGCCGGTCCAATGGCCCGCTGAACTCATCCTCGGCGGTTATCCTGACGTTTAGTTCCGCGGTTGTCGCCATGTCAGCCTTTCAGTTTGCGTGCCGCGTCCAGGAGTTCGATTGCCCAGAACACGTCGCGTGCATTTGCCTGACGTGCCGTCTCCAGCGTGTAAGCCGGAAATGTGGTCGCGATTACCGCCCGGTGATACACCGAAATCGTCTCGCGATCGCATGCGTTCGGCATATCGACCAGCCACTTCCCAAACTCGGTCAGGCTTTTTTTGGGACCGCGAGGCACCCCGCAATGCCTTCGCAGACTGCGGCAAACTGCCCTGGCGTCAAACGTCTCAACCCGGCTCGGTCAGTTCCACCCGTTAGGGTGCCGCCAACCACGCATGATGACACCGCGTCGAGCATGCTGGTTGCGGTGCCACCTTGCAAGTCCTCAATCATTCCCATTGTCAATGCTTGCGGGTCGATGTCGACCGTAAAGCCTTGAAGATCAGCGTTCAGCGCCACCGTCAAGGTGTCGCGTTTGCGTCCTGCCATTGTTGCCCCCCCTGTGGCAGTGTTAGGAGAACGTCACCGTTCCCGTGATCTTGTGGGTTGCAGTGGCCTTGATCATGTCGCCTACCGCAATCGGCAGGGACAGTTTGGTGACGATGGTCTCCATGCTGACGGTACGCGTGCCATCCGTGAAATCAAGCGTGCCGCTGATCCCGAGACGTCCGGTGTACACCGTCCATATGCCCGTCGTGTTGGTGTTGTTGTACATGAACTCGTGTGTGACATCGTCGCCACCCTTCAGGCCCGACGTGAACTCCATCCACTGGTCACCAATGGTCGTGGTGTCGTGCGTCGCTGAAGATACACTGAAATCAAGGCTGACGGTTTCCGCCTTGAAATCAGCCGGTGTTCCGCCACTGTTGTCGATGTTTATTGATGAGATGTCTTTGCCGTGAACGCGTGCCATGGTCGTCGTGCCTCCTTAGAACCTGGCGAACCCGGCCACAAACGTGACCGAGGACGTGCTGTTGATAGTCGATATTGCTCGCAAGTAGCGGTTCACCGTACCGGTGACTGTCGATGTCTGGCACGACGCAGCCGTGGACGCCGTGAAGGTCACGAGGTCCACCCACGTGGAGTTGTTCGTCGAGTGCTGGATTTTCACCGTTCCACCAGTGCCGGTTACCGCGGTGACATGCAGGTTGGCCCGTCCTCCGTTGGCGGATGATGCGGCGTTGTCGACGCTCGTACCGTTGGTGCTTGTGCTATCGGCACCGAGCACGTGCAACAGGACACCGTTCAGGCCGGCCTGCCCGTTGCCTTGCAACGTGCCGTTGATTTTGACAATGTCAGCAACCGTGATCGGCTGTGCATGTTTGGTCAATATGGCCTCACTGCACAGGATGCCAAAATCCCCGACCGCATCCGCATCGCCATCATAGATCGACAGCACACTTGCGCCTGCGGTGTCTGATCCAAGTAATTCCTCAAACTGGCGTTCGATGGAAGTCACCGATCCGCCTGAATTGGTCTGGTAGAACCCATCAACCGACGCGTCCCACGATCCAAGTCCGGGATCATATGTCACGTATTCAGCGCCAAACGTCGTGACATCGTGCGTGTCGGCATTTGCCGTGACATCCACCGATGCGAGATCGGTTGACACGTCACGGTAACCGAGATACACGCGGACATCCTTGCCGTGCATCCTAGCCATTGGTCACCGCCTCATCCGGCGTGGATGACGATTCCGGCGCAATCTCTACGACGGGAATAGCGCTTGCGGTCCACCCCGACGCAATGACATGCCCTTCGGCAACCAGCCAGGCGTTCTCGTTCACGACGCTGTCCGGCACGTCATCGCCTGCCTCGACGCGGACTTCTCCGCCTTTACCGTCCGGCCAATTGATGCCGGTCGTTGCTTGCCACGTCATGTCGGCCAGACCTCCACGGTAAAACGCACGCCGAAATAATCGACGGTTCCAAAACTAAGCGTACCGTAATCGCGCCACGAAAGGACGCGCGTGGCGTATGCAGCGCCACCCAGCGTGCCGTCGCTTTCGATGGCCGCCTTGATGCTTGTGGACCCCGTCCGAGACAGATAGGTGTCCACCAAGTCCTGCGAGACGTCCCACGGACTGCCACCTGTGGACGCCAGAAGCGTGACGTCGTACCGCTGCACGTCCTGCCCGTTCGCCATCGACAGGTCGTAGTCATGCTCGGTCGGGCGGATAATTACCGCTGGTACTTGTGGTGTGGTCGGCACGGTCTTGTAGACGTTGAGTCCGCTGATTGTTTCCAACCGTGTCGCAAGTCCGGCACGCACCGTCGAAAGGCTCATGCGCCTTGGCTCCACAGGCGCTCAATGTCGCGCCCGGCTGCTTGAAAGAACCCACGAATACGGCCAAGGTTTTCCTCAAAGGCAGTCCGGAGAAACGGACGCGGTTTGGTGCCACGGCGCTTGATGGATCGTGCAACCGCGTATGGATTGATGTTGCCATGCCGTCGCGCCCATAGCGCAAGGTTGCCCGCGGTTGGTGGTTGTGACCCTGGTCTGCGCCCGTCATGCACGGCTCGCGCGTAGATGACGTTCGTGCCAACCGTGGCAAACCGTGGCAGGTCGGATGTGTCCACCGCATTCGTGATCGATGCACGCAGCCGTCCGGTATCAACCGGCGCATTGCGTTTTGCCTGCCCCTCAACGACATACGCCGATTTCTTCAACGCGGTACGGATTGGTTCGGCCATGATGGCTGACGCGCGCGCCTTGCGTTGCATCTCCTCGGCGTTTGTCACGCGGATTGAAAACCCTACCATTGCGCCTGCACCACCATGTCCATTTTTCGGTACGGCCGGATCAACGCCAAATACTCACTGTCGGCGCTGGCGATGCGGGTTGTTGTGAGCATGTCGGTGGCAACCACGCCAAGCGGTGCCTTGTTGCGTTCGAACAGGCGCGCCGCCATGCGGATGCACGCCTCATTGATCGCGTCAGGGTACGAC